CCAGTTATCCCACTCACCCACATAAGGATCTTTATCAAATATTGCACGGGCTTCTTCCTCTGACTCCGCCTCGACATAGCACTCACATGTTTCCCATGTGGTACTGGTTGTATTGATATCTATCCTATAGTATTTCTTAGTCATATTGTTCTCCTGTGTTGGGTTAGTAATTTCTTGTGCGGAGAGCCTTCCCTTTCTTAGGGATTCAACTATTTTAGGCTCTTACTCCGCTATCAAGAAATAGATTGTGGAGGAGTAGTAGAGATCGGGGTGCTTTATATTTTATCCCGCTTTGGTCGACATGCACCATACTACTACTCCCCCTCTAGAAAACCCCCACTAATATTTCTATTAGTGAGGGCGTGTGTAGTAGAGATGCCAAGATTATCTCTATTAACCCGTCTAGCCGTGGTTCTACACAATGGTATTTTAGACCCTATACCAATGGGTTCGCAGTTTTGGTACACACATGCTCAGGTGAGTAGTGTCTCGTTATCACACTTGTGAACCGCACACAACACGGGTTGATGGTTGCTGTTGGTGTTAACTTTATTTAAGGGGACCCTTCACCAAATTCAACCAATTAGTAGATACCCTCCAGTCCGAACTATGTAAGACCGAATTACAGTTCAAGCCCAGCCTAAAGGCACATGACTTTCCGGAAGGTACCTACTAAATGGGGCTCCCGTCATCGGGAAGAATCGGGGAGCCCTAAGAGTGGGGGTGCTGAATTATTAACCCCCTAGTAGGGTCATGAGGTATTCACTCTTGTAAGTGGTAGTGCCACGTTCAGTATAATTGCATCGAATCATACATGCAACAGTAGAGTCGCCATTTAGTTTGGTTTCTACCTCATCGAATGCCGAACCTAGATCAGTTGGCTCATAACCAAGGATGGTTTTGAGGTGACCCTTCAATCTACTGAGTTCGATACGTGCCCGTATTTGTGATCCTTCATGTGTAAGTAAAGAAGCATCGTGTGGGATGGTCATGGGAGCACCATTCCAAATCAATGGTTCTGTTCGGTCAGGGTCTTCACAGAGTTGATAGTGAAATTGAACAGATACTGCAGGGAATTCTTGTTTGTCATCTGTTTGACGGAAGGTTCCATTTTGTACATTCATTCCGAGAACATAACAAGCGTGTTCACCTTTGGGGGGCCATTCTCCTAATGAACCCATCCCTTGGTCTGCGGTTGCGGTTTCGAAATCCGATTGCAAGTTTGAGAAGATTGCCTTCGTCTCATTACTAATGCTCATAAGTTAATCCTTCTTGTTTTGAGCCGATATGTACTGTCCTTCGAATGAAGACCACGCATCTTCTTGTGGAAGTTCAATACGATCTGGTAAGTCTACACGACATTTGGTGATTCCCGCAAGGGTCTCATCATTAATTGTCATATAATATTTTTGTGTTCTAATAGTTTCTGTTTTCTTGGGTCCTGGTTTACCACCAATTCCGGGGAGTTGTATTTGTTTTGATTCTGATACCCAATCAGTTTCAAATGCTGCAACGAGTTCGAACATTGGGAACAATCTTTTATAGAACGAGTCGGTTATTGTAAGTTCGGGTCTGATTGTGTATCGGTCATCACCTAGTGGAATCTTTGCATTTACTAGGTGACATACATAGAAGAATCCGTAGCCGTGTCTGCGGAGATCTAACGAGAATCGGAGTAGTCCATCATAGACATCATCCCATGCTCTTCGACCATCAAGATCTTTCCAGTTCTCTCGACCTGCCTTCTTGGTTACATAATCTTTCATCAATTGAATTGAAGGACCAAGACTATCAAGTACGATTGTTTGTGGTCTTGCTTGTCCAGCTTCTGACATTTTGATAAGTTGTTCTTTCTTCTTGAGAATTTCTTCCCAAGTAAGAACCATCTTTGACCCACCAACATCCATTGGCTCACCATTTTTAGTAACTCCAGGCCACATACATGCTTGCGGATTCGGATTGGTTGTACTGGTTCCATCTGTGTTAATGATGAATGCATTAGGGTTTGATTGTAAGAAGAATGATTTACCTGCTCCGGGCATTCCTACTATTAATCCTAGTAGTTGTCCAGGCGGATGAACCATTCGTTGTCCTGAAAAACCTAAGCCAGAATACTTCTGTGCTCCTGTTTTTCCTACCGCTAAGTCCTGTGTTTGCATACTACCTCCTAATCTGTGTCGGTTTCATTATCGAAAATTATTTCATCTAAATCTGCGTTTGTTGGTGTATAGTTAGCCACCTCCATACTTCTGAGTCCTCCTTCTTTTAAGAATACATCTGTTGTAGTTGAGACTGGTCTTCTATCGGGCAAACTCCATACTGTTGTTTGCTGCGGTCTCAAGTTTAAGTCGTCACACCACTCCTTGAATTCTCTAAACGATACGGTGCAATCATGCTTATCTCTAAACAATTTCCAGAGTTCACTTACCGAAAGATCACCCTTCTCTGAATAGAGAAGTCCTTCCAGTTTAGGTAAAACTACTGTAGTAAGTATTTCATTCTTAAATTTTAATAGTGGGTTACTTGCCATAAATGACTCCTTGCGTGCGGAGTGCACCGCCTTCGCATTACGAGGCGGTGCACGGAGCGTCTACTATAAACTCTACACCTTCATCCCTATCTACTTGTATGAAGGATTCTGCTTTAATTATATCAGGCCATTCCTTTGGTGGTGTCAAGTAGAAGGGTGTGTAGGGCGACATTCTACCAAATTGTCTAAGGTGTGACGCAGATCTTGGGAAATTTTTAGGGAATGCTTTACATTGAACATAATTACGAATTAGGTTTACTCTTGCATAGTACTCATCAAGGAAATCCTCATCGGATAAAAGAGTTCCATAAGTCAAACTATAATTTATAGGAGGAGACATTACCCACTTCTCAGCGAGGTGTTCATATTCCTTTTGTCCCCGGTACCAATCATTACACCTTTCTATATAGTTATCGAAGCGAGGTTCACCAGAGTAGTTTCTACGTATCTCAACTTGTCCCTTACGAGGACCACGTTGTAACGTGTGTTCTACCTCTTCGAAGTCTCGATCTTTCATACCGAATTCTATAGTAGGTTTCTGGACTGCTATATGAATCATACCCCCCACTCTTACATCTTCTGGTAAACCATGGATCGGCTGCAATAGATTATTATCTAGAGCCAGCTTTAGTATCATCATGTAGTGTTGAGTTTGAAATTCTAATGGGCACGTTATAAGACGTTCTTCAGCAGATCCTGCAGTTGTCTTAGCGTCTACAATATAAAGAGAGTTTTGTTCTTCATGGTATAAAAGAGTATCCAACACAGCAGTAAGCATTACTTTACCTGTCTTGTGTATCTTAGGCATGTGTAGTCTTATACCTACTTCAGATCCTAAATGTCTAAAGTGACTTTGTTTTAAGAATTGATTTATAGTGGGTATCTTATTCTGGGGAAGTTCTAAGTTCATAGCAACTTCATACCATGCTGATGCACATGTAAAGTCCTTCTTTTCCCTTTCCAATACTTTGTCCTTAGATTCCCCTTTGATTCCTAATGTTTGGCATATTTCTTTAAGTTCGTCTAATCGGTCATCCAGCAAAGTATTCATACAAGTTTTTGAAATTTCGAGTGGTTCTCTATAAAGTTCAAGTTTCTTATGAAACCATGAACCACGAGAAAGTGCTTTCGACCAACGAAGAACAGGTACAATTCCAAGTCTCCGGGACAAATAGTATTGAAAGGGACAATGTAATACCCCCTCATAATCTGAAGATCGAATGGAGGGAGTCGTATCCACGTAACCGTGATACTCCATCCACCTTTGGGCATCTTGCCCGCGCCCTGTAGGTACAGCAACGCTTTCTATTTCTGGGGGCATAACTTTCCTCCTGTGTTAGAGTTTATCTATTCTTTTGGGGAAGTTCATACCAGTCAAGATAATGACCCGCAAGTATGAGCCATCCGACGGCTCCTACTAAGGTTCCTCCAAAGAATATATTTCCTAAGGTATCTGCTAACATAATGTTTCCTTATACGCTTGCGATAAGATTCCAAAGTTCACGACATGCACCTGCTACCCAGTTAACACCTTCCCATGCGAAGGGAAGAAGTGCTAAGGTAATAAGTAAACTACGATTGATACCAACCTTATTAAGGGTTGAATCGACGATATCACTTGCACAACAATTATCTTTACTCATTTGGTTATTTCCTTTTTGAGTTTAACTATACGGGCTTGGCCCAGTGCCTTGATAGCCCACAACGTACTAAATACTCCTGATGCTACGATGATCGGGAGTGCTATGAGATGAAAATACTCTTGTAACAAAGTATTAATAAAGATTAACCCTATCCCACCAAGAACAGGGTACCAACCTTTACGACCCGCTGAAACACAGAGTAAAACGATTCCCCCGAGAATTGAAATCCCCCCAATACTCGAGAGCATTGAGAGGGTAGGAATGGAGGATGATACTGCCTCTGTAACGGTTGCTATTCCACCCGTACTTGGCTTTGTAGAGAAGAGAGTATCTACGGCACATCCTCCAAGAGAAAAGGAGATTAGTAATGGGATTAGTTTCTTCATACGAATTTGAGTAAAAGAGTAAGGATACCAGAGAAGAACATGGCTGTCACCCCTGATATCATATACATCTTAGTCTTTAACTCAGTAATAGATCTATCGATATTGGATAATCGTTTGTCCAATAGATCAAGACGGTTATTGGCGCGATCCAACTCATTAACTACGAGTCGTTTGTATTCAGCCCAACCGTTCGTTCCTCCTTGGTTTGTTTCCCAAGGTTCGTTTACCAATGTTTATCTTCCACCAGTACTAGCACGTTTAATTTTACTTCGTGATTTTCTACCAATAGTCCGTTTAGCACCCGCTGTACTTTTGGTTCTTTGTGGTACTACTTTCGATTTTTTACCTTTTTTCTTTGGCATGATTTATTTCTTACCTTTCTTTATATAGTTCTTCGTCTCTTTTTGGGTTTTCGTTTTCTAGTTTTACCAGCGGTTCTTTTTTGAGCACCACCTGTACTCTTTTTCTTATCTTTTTTATATGCGTATGCCATTAACCTACAAACCTTCCTAATATAAGACCTTCTGATACAGAATCAAAATCTTTAACACCTACACAGATACTTTTACAACCTGCTAAATATACTGAGGTTCTATGACCCATAAACCATGGGCCGGCTCCTGCCCAATGAAAGTTTTCTGTTAGATCCATTTGAAGACTGATTACTCCTGCTTGGTCAGTATCAAGTGTTGGCGCAGCTTTAGCCATCCACACCGCTTCTAGATTTTGAAGAGGAATCCACATATCAGTAGGATCCCCATAACTGCCGGAGTTTACATCGTGTGGCCATTTACGATCTGCGCCTGTAAGACCATCTTTAACAGGTACTTTACCCCACACACCAATCCTTACAGTATGGTCAGCTGCAGTGTCTGAAGTTAGAAAGAGTTCAAGACTTAGACCTGCAGAAGGTACAATAATTTCTTGTGAGTTTGTACCTAAAGTTGTAACGGTATTACTATAAGCTGCTACAAGTTCTTGTGGTTGATTCCATACTGCAGTAGCACCTGTACCATCATCATCTATTACGTTATCATGGACTACGAATATGTTTGAACCCCATGATGCTGCGGGTGCTCCGATGGCAGGTGCATCAAATATAAATGTATTATTGAATTTTGTGGTGGGTGTAGCCATTTGTTATTGCTCCAGTTATGAGAAGGCGTGCTACCCAATTAGCACATGCTCTTCTATGACTATAGGTTGTTCCGGGTAGTAGTATCATTTCTATTGAATATTCTCTTAACAGTCTTAATAATCCATCGACAGCAGCAGCAGGGTGAGGCACATTCTTGCAAGGTTTTTCCATTAAGAGTGGGGTGCCTTCCAACATTAATACAGGATGGGTACAAGCATTCCTTAACTTTTGAAGGGATTTTATGAATCTTATACGATCCTTTTCATTAAGACAATTCTTGGCAATCTCACGTAGACTGCCTTTGCGTTCAATTATAGTGCTACTTTCATGTCCTTGCAATAGATAGTCTCCCGCATCTAATTTATCCTTTATGGTGTGTAACCGTACAGTAATTAGACGTTGTTTAGTAGGAGAAAAAGAATCATCTAAAACCTTCAAATTTGCTGGAAATTTGAGGGGTTTTTTCTCCCTAGTATCTTGGATTATTGTCCACTCTTTTTTCAATCTTGACCTCTACCATATTTTAAAACAATATCTTCTATGTTTTTTTGTGCTTGAGAGAAGATTCTCCCTATATCTCTATAAGAGAATCCTGAATTATGAAGCCGAAGTATTCTTTTTTCTTTTGGACCCCCACTTTTAATAGGTGCATTATAAGGTAAATTGTGCTTTTTGGCTATGTGATATAAAGATTTGGATTCCATCTCTAGTTCATTAGCTACTTCTTTTATACTATAACCTGCACTCAAAAGGCTCTTTACTTTTTCTTCATTCATGACCAGTCATACTCCAAGGGTATTTCATTTCCATAATATTCAGAGATCATACTCCAATATCCTTCATCTTGTACAAAAGACACGGCTTCTTTTACTAATTCAGTAAGTTCTTCTGCAGCATCCTTATTAGCAACGTCGAAGTAGATTGCATCATAGATGTTTAAGAACATATGCATGTTAGATTTAGGAGAATTTAAACTAGGCATTGATTTATGGAGATAACTTTGAATGCTTATCAATATATTACTTGCTGTTGTTTGAACAGGGAAATTTACGATCTCATTTACTTCATATTTGTCTCCTCCAAGGAAATACCTTGATTGTCCTGTAAAGGGTAATTCTATTCTTCCATGGAGACGAGCAGTAAATATTAAGTCTTTTTGAAAAGCATATAGTTTGGGTCTATGTTTTCTACGACTTTTAACAATAACTTCACATAACCCCATATCTAGTTCTATACCTGACATTGCAAGTACTTGTTTATGGATAACATCAGAACCTGCACGGAATAAGTCTGCAAAGTTAACCATCTTACCTATTTGTCTTTGTTTATTAGTACATGTAGTACCACCAAAGATTTGTAGAGTTCTTTCTGTATGTAAATCTTTACCTTTTTGATAGGCATCTATAAATGCATTATCACCTGATAGTAGACCTGCTACACGCAACTCTATCTGTGATAAGTCCATAGACATTATGTAACCTTCTCTAAACCTACTGGTTATACATTCTTTAATCATAGGAGGAAAGGTCTGTGCAGATGGCTTCTTACAGGTAATGCGACCTTGTAAGGTACCCCCACTACCACCTTCATTATTCTTAGCATAGGTGGGAGTAGCATACCATGTGGGATATGCTATATGATGTCCGTTGATTGGTATAAGCCGAGCAGCTTCATCAGTAGATTTATTTCTTCTATGTCTTAATAATGGGTATGTATAACTACTTATTACCTTTTGAGCACCTGCATGTCTCTTTGCTCCATCAAATACTCTTATAAGTTCATGGGCTTTATAGTCCCAGGTTGAAAGATTTCCAGTGCTGTTACTAACTTTATCTTTTAATTCATTTTGTAGTTTATTTCTATTTGCTTCTGTGAAACTTACAAGTCCTTTTGCTGGTGTAAGTTCCATTTCATCTCTTATTTCATTACCTATTAACCAAATTGCATCATCCATTAGTTTTTGTTTTGCTGTGCCGCTCCCTTCGCCTTCTAGCGGGTATCCGGCTTCGGTTGCGGCTTCGTTTGCTTCTTTACATAACACTAATAGTGTGCTCTCTATCTTTTCTAACTTTTCTTTGTCCATACATATACCTGATTCGGACATTCGGATGATTGTCCATAGTAGGTCGGAGTAAAAGTGCAAACAAAAGGTTGAAAGTTTATTCGTATTAGGAAAGTCTCGCTCTATTCTTCGAGCGAGTTCCCTAATAGCGAGTACTGTGTTATGTGTATCCTGTGCGTTGTATTCTTTTAATTTCTTGTCTGCTATAGATCGAAATCTTCCATCTTTAAGAGTGTTTTCATATGTGTGAGTGCGGAGTATTGGACCTAAACTTTTGAGACTCTTTTCTTGTCGTGTTTCATCGTGAAGATAGTTAATTATTGAGAGGTCTATTAATAGTTGATCTTCTAATGCGAATCTAAATTCTGGGTCTTTTCTAATGTATTGGATATCAAATGGGAGGTTCATTCCAATAATTACTTTTGAGTGTGTTAACCATTTTTGCAGTCTTATTCGATCAATCGTATCTGAAAGATTGAATACCATCGTCTTTTTTGGATTTATCTTCTTCAAGTTTGGAAAGGATAACCCCTCCAACTGTGATAACAATACGGGCAAGTTTTCTGATATCGGGATCTTTGATTTCTCTTGTGGATTCCAAGGCTCTTTCGAGAGCACGTCTTGGGTTTCGCATTGGTCTTCCTTAACTAATGTGATTGAGGCGGTTACTATTAAATCGCTTAAATCTACGCTATCCGTATGCATAGATCTCGCAGGGTGAAATACGGTCTGTTTAGATAAAAGATTGCCTCTGTATCCTTCCTCAACAGCACCATAAGTCTCTATATCGAGACTAATAATTTGAGTGTCCATATGTTCCTCCTACTCAAGTTTTTCTAGGTCGTTTTCATACTCCATAAATGCTTCGATATTTGCTACAATGTCAGTTATTTCTTCCATTCTAAGAGTGGGGGGACAAACGATTAATGGTACATCTTCGAATTGATCTATATAATGTTGCATTCTGTTATAGTCTAATTTTGCTCTTATTATTTGGTCTGTTACTGTTTCAATTATTTCTAACATCTCCTCTTTTTGAAGAAGAAGTTTATCAATTTCTGATAAAAGTACTTGTACTTCAGGGTGATCTCTTAAATTCATTGAGGTGATCTTGTAGATATAATTTCGGGTGCCGAAGGAGATGCCATTGTTCCGTCTACACAATCGGATACGAGTTGCATGTGGGAGTGTACACTATTTATGAGATTGTTATTACGGAGTACGGCTGCGGGGTGATATGTACTGAACATATTGAATTCCCCCACTCTATCTAGTTTATGGTCTTTTGGTGTATAAAGGTTTCCGTTTATTGTAAAAGATTTGGTTAGGGACACCTTCGTTATACCAAGTATATTCTTGTAAAAGGATGTAGTTGCTGGTGCTCCAAGTGTTAGGACGATATTGGGTTTAATGATTTGTAGATCTTCGATTAGGTGTTGGTTGCATTCTCGGTAATGTTTAGGTTTGGGTGCTTGATTGTTTGTTGTGTGACATTTTACTCCATTACCAAGGTAGATTGTTGCTCGTTCTTGGAGCTCTATACCTCCTATGAATGACTTCTTAAGGATATCTCCACTTCTACCCACGAATGGTTCGTTGATCCTGTCCTCGTGGTATCCGGGGTTTTGACCTATGATGAGAATAGTAGGAACACAGGAGATAGAGTGGGGTGTTTGTGCCACTGATTCTTTGTAGGGGATTGTTCGGATACCTATATTTGTTGCTTGCTCGTGGAGTTCACAACGAGTACAGGTTGGTTTATCCTCGGGGTATAGGGGGATAGAAATCGTTGATGTTTTCTTGGTAGTCTTGTTCGTTTTGAATAGATCCGTCTGTTGGTGGTTCGCATTCACAATGAGCCTCCGCTATATTTTCTACTGACACACCAAGTACATTTTCAACAGTTTCATTTACAAATTTAGTGTGATAACCGCCTTGAAAGGCCATTACTTCTTTACCAATAACTACAGTAATTTCATACGCTACTACATCTGTTACAGTGCTATGTTTGTAGTCCCACACTATATCTATAGTGCCTTTTACTTCCATATCATAACTTTTACCATCTTCTTCAATAAAAGTACCATACTTAAATTTTGATGTTTGTGGATTACTCATTATATGCCTTCTTTCCAGTCTTTAATCTTTTGTAGTACATCATACAATTCTTCGTCTCTTTCTTTTGCCATCTCACGAAGTTTATTTTCATTTGGTAGACCACCAAATTGGTTTGGATAATCTTGAAAATACTCTCTTAGTTCATTAAGAAGTTTTACTTCCTGTACTATTACTTGTATATCTTCAGTCGTTATCTCGGGTGGGTTTGACTTGGGCATTTTTCACTCCTTCTTTGTATTCTCTTGTGTCTGCATCAGTCCAACCTGATGACTGACATCCTATTTCATGACATGCTGATTCCATACCACCACAGTCGGGACATCGTTCATCTAGATCGTCCCATGCTTCAACTAATTTATTTATTTCACTGTTTTGCCGAAAGGTTTCAGACATGATGACTTTTCCTTTACTTTCTTATTATAGTTCTCATGACATTCTATTATTTGATCTGCTAATGAATCCATTTGTAGTTCTATAAGAGCTACACGAATAGAATCTACATCCTCACCTTTAAGTTGTTCTTCTCGTCTTTCAAGAACAAGAATAGTTAATTTAATAGTGAGTGCTGCAGCCTTATCCAATTCTTCTTGCATTGTATTCTCCTGTGTTAAAGGTTTGTTAAAGGTTAAAGTAGTTCGCGCAGATGATTCTGCATACGTAATTGTCTTACATATCTATCAAATTTTGCTTCTTCCCATGTGTTTATTCGAATTCTTAAACCTAGATGGTCTTTAAGATCGCTCAAAGTAAATCTGATGGGGACCTCTCCCTCTTTAGTATCTAAGAATAAAAATCCAATTTCAGAATCAAATAGAGATTCAAGTCGATAATACCATTCCATAATGTTGGAAGGTTTTAGTTTTGAGAGGTGTACATGTTCAGAAGCTACTGCTAGTGCTTCTGTCACAGGTGATAATCTGTAATAGATGTCTTCAGATTCTAACCAATTATCTTCTTCGATAGGAGGATCTTTGGTATACTGCCAACATACTTCATCGTTGTTTTTAATATGAGAAATATCGATGTCACGAGATTCAAATTCGAAATGCATACTTTCATTATAGAATCAGGATTAACCTTGTGAATAGTGATAAACCAAAAATTGAAGGTCTTGGAGACATAATTAAAAGGCTTACCAATGCTGTTGGTGTTAAAACCTGCTCTAAATGTGAGGAACGAAGAAAAAAAATGAACGAAATGTTCCCCATAAAAAAAGGCCAGCCTCATCCAAAGGACAAGACTGACCGTTAATGGGCTTTATATTTAAGACCTCTTGCCCATAAGTAGTGAGGTCTAGAATAGGAAAGGTAACCTTCTTTCTCTACCCTTCAAGATCAGATAATGGAGCAATCTGATCCTCTTTAATTTGATTATTCAAAATATGTATCTCTTCTGTAAGTTCTTGATGTATAAGAGAATATTCATGTCTCCACTTATTAATTTCTTTATTTATCATTGTTACGTGTTTTGTTTTATCGTTTATAAATATTTGGATATTATTTAATTCAGACAAGAGATGGGACGTTGTTTTGATTTGACTTCGGATTTTTGAATTCATCTATATACCTCCTTAGTTTAGTTGTTTTACTTGCTAAGGAGAATTGATTGGCATTTCTCCAATGGGACGTGTATGCATTGAACAAAGAACATCCATTTCGATCTTTAAATATATCGTGTTCTGGATTATCCCAATGTTCAAGTACTTTAGGAGCATGTTGCCAAGGTAAGATATCTTTTTGACATGATTGAACAATGAAGTCATGAACTTCTCTTTGGGAGGTAAAATCGTATTCTTTAAGTTGTTCAATCTCTGCAAAAGATTTTTCTCTAAGATCCTTCATATCAAAAGCAAGATCTCTTAGATCTCTATGTATATCATTTTCAGCACCTTCTGTATGTCTTCTATTTATTTCAATATGACCTGTAAAGTAACCATTCAGGCAAGCCATGAAATCCCCACCAGTTATAACCTTTGCAGCCATAGAACTATCATTACTATTAATAATACCAAGCTTAAATCGGTACTCATTAGTTGCAAAACCATCATCATCAGGGTGAGTAACATAAAATGTAGCCATGAACTTTAGTCCATCTTGATTAGTCATAAATTTATGGTTTTCAGTTTCATAACCTAATATATCTAATGAGTTAAGTGTTTTATCAAATAAGTGTTTATGTGCTAGAGGCACAAATCTCTTTCTTGCTGGGGGGAGAGGTAAACTCTCTAATTCTTCGTATTCTACTAATTTATTGCATCCGTGCCTTTTCATTCGGGTTCTCCTTCTGTTTCTGTAACGAGTTGTAAGAAAGTATCTTGTAAAGGTTCTTTACCATCTACTTCATGAAATGATTTATATATTGTTGTATTAAATTCTTTACCTATAGCACAAACACTTTTTCCTATATGAACTATAAAGTCTAAACCTATAATGGGATCTTCTACTAATTCCCCTGTTATTAAATTTGTTTGATCGAAACAATGAGATATATCTTTTAGTTCTTCTAAAAGTTTAGAGTCTACTATGTCTATATTTTCTTCATCATTTTGAACTAATTTAGCTGCTTCCATTAATTTAGCATCAAGGAAATGAAGTGCTGTATTAATTATTAACATATCTTGATCTGAACCTTTAAATTTCATGCTTAGCCTCTTCTGCTGAGATTTCAGCCTTACGTTCCATATTGTCGTCCATTGGAATTGCGTATACTTTTCCAATTAGTGATACTAACATACTTCTTAATGAATCCGTTTGAGTTCCTGATGAACCCATTGCCTCTAACTTATCTAAAGCACTTAATGCAGCACATAAGTTTTTGAATATATATGCAATGCTCTCTTTAGATACACATATATCATTTAAACAACAATCTATTTCTACATCAAATACTCTTGGATCATATTCATCATTTGTCATAACTTATTTCCTTTCATAGTTCATTACGCCATTTTCTAAACGGAACCTTTGGAAAAACATATCCAACCCCACTCGAATATAGTTTGTCAAAACATTGTAACCATTTCTTTTCCCACTCTACAAGTGGTTCTTGATGGCTAGCACTGTTACATCTATCATTCAAATGCCAAGGTTGTTGTCTTGCTAAGTCACTTTCTAGAGTGGGGGTATGTATGCCCTCTGAAATCTCATTAGCAAGATCTTTATGTCCTTTATCTTCAAGTAGACCCACTAATGAATCTAATTGAGAATCACTAACAGGTGATCCTTGTAGCATTTCCCAAATTAAAGTCTTATCTAGACCTTCGTCTAACATTTCTTCTACTAGCTCGCAAAGTGCTTGAACATCTTCGTCGTGTTCCATGTGATTCCTCCCATCTTTGTACATCTTCTGGCTTCTTTGTTTCAGTTACTGGTGCACGGTGATGGGCCACTCTAATACTTACTCTCATATTTCTTTCTTCCCATCTAATCACTGTTCTAACTACTATGCTCCAACCAGAGGTATTATTTGATCCTTTACGATCAATTATAACTCCGGGAATTACTTCTTTTAGAGCCCAATCTTCTTCTACCGTATCAACATCATGATCACGATAGAAACATTGAATCTTCTTTTCATCCTCTATGTATCCTGCTTTAACCCATTTCCAATGATCTTTACGCCTATCTGCATTTGGATTCATATCTATTTCTCTACGAAACTCTGAGTCCATTTGCATAGGCACGTTTGCTAGTTGCATACTGTCTACTTGTGAGACAGCACTCCATTTGCCATTCATCCTTGAATTCCTTATAAAACTTACCATCCTTAAAAAATAAAATACACGACCCCGCGTATTCACAAGTGCATACGCGGGGTCGTGAACTCACCACCACGAATCATAAAATACTTTCCTTCCTTCTTTAATCTCTTTTAATGCCCAATCACAAAACTCTAAGTCTTGCTCTTTATATTCTTTATCAGCATCACTACCAAAGAAGAATCCTTCTGTTTTAGGTAGATCTTGTGATTCAACATCCTTCTTCAAGCGTATGATGTCTTCTTTTGTAAGTTCTAGTGGACAACAGTTGAATTCATTCCATTCACCTGTCTTACTTAGTCCTTTAGACCTCCATAGTTCTTCCATCCAACCTTGTAGATTAGGATGTTTACGCCATTCATGACTAATATCATGATTTCCAGGTTCTTCTTCATTCTCTACTTCAAACGCTGTCATACTAAATGCTAATTGGTCAAGTCCCATGAGTATCTCCTTTATGCGGGTATAGCAGTACCGCTCCATGTACCTGTTATTTTAGGTGGTTCATATCTAATTACTTCTAGAAGCAATTTACGTTCCTTTGCAAAGTTTATCATGTGATATGTACCACTACGATGAGTACTACCATTCCAGAAGCATACACATGCATCTGCATATTCAGCCATCTCTTCATTACGTAAAGGACCTGCTGATTTACCATATTTATCCCAATCAGCAGGAAATCTAGTAATTGGTATGTCATGATCCATAGCAAACAGTTCACCAAATTGATCTGCACCTCTAGCGGTACCAGATACAACTTCAGTGATAGTCCAAGGTAGATCACTTAATGATATAGTCATCAATTCATAATCATCAAACTCTCTACCTCCAGCAATAATAGTTTTCATATTGCACCTCCATTAATTACAAGTTATATCGATATAAGCGACCATCGCTCGACATCGGCATTCATATCGCAGGTCGCCCGATCACATATAGTAATCAATCGGGCGATCTGCGATGATGTTCGAGCGATGGTCGCAGTTATCGTTAGTCTTCTTTATCAGTATATGAATCATTTTTAGAGTCATATATTTGGATGTCTACACTATCAACTTTTAGCGCATGTTCATAAATTGTTTTAATCCATTCATCCTTAGCTTCTTCTTCAAGTCTCTTTCTAATAATGTCATTTGTTTTATCACACTCAGTTATAGCAAAACATTTAGATATTCTAATAGTCTTACCATCTAATCGAAGCAAGGCATTGGGTGCTAAAGTTAAATTGAAGTCAATCATTTCCCATTTCATAGTTGACCTCCTTTTGTTGTATCTGCTGGTACACCATCATATGGGTGACGTTCAGAATCTTGTATTGGGCATCCACCATGTACATGTTCATGATACTCAATTGCTTCTCCACATCGAGGACATTTATCATCTTGCTTATCAGTGGCCAACACTACGGTTGGTTCATCAAAGGTTTGAGCCTCATGTTCTGCGAGTGCTTCATAATTAACAACAACATCATATTCATTGTCATCTTCGAAATTGATAGTAGTAGAAAGATATTCAAAATAAGCCTCCCACTTCTTTATAAGTTCGGTGGTCTTAGTGATTGCAATATCACTACTAACTGTTGCAGGTGTAATATCACGAAGAGTTGCATTAATTGATCTTAGGTCTTGGACAAATAAATTGATTAAGTTTGTTTTAATGTTCATTTCGAGTCTCCATTAGGGGTTAATAAAAAATTGATAAGGTGGATATCAGCATTATTAGATACCACTTACTTACACGTCATACAAGAGTCTGCAGAACCTACTTGCGCTCGCCAGTATAACCTTATCATTGAGTTTTAAAGAACAGTTTGACGAGACTGATTACTCGCCTATTGACATGTTCAGGTCAATTGGTGCATCTGGAATCCGATGCGTATTTTAAACCACATGTTAGGCAATTGATCTCGATGTAAACTATTGTTGTCGGATTACTGCTCCTGGCCAAGGTGACAGATTTATATCACTCAAAACAATAATAATTTACAACCTACTAATTTCGGCTTACCTTCGGTTGTTCCTTACCTAAGGCTTCTTGTAGTTAACAAGAGATGAAAATCAATTGCCCAACACAAGGTTTAAGGTTGATAAAAGGTTGGACTAACTATTTATAATCACGGTTAATTACACTAGTTTACTATTTGAAGTAACTTGCAATCAACAAAAAAAGAAAAATGGGCAGAGCCTCCAATGAGGTTGCCCACAATTATTTTACGCACGGACTGCTGTACCTGAAGTGGTGGTACCTTGTGAGTTGACATTCCAAATCACATGACTGATATCAATGTTGATTTCAGCGTCTGGATGGATACCGTATTGCTCAGCCACATCAGCGTCGATCTTCTGCTTGTACATACTTGCGAACATACGCTTAGCATGTGTCTTGCCAGATGATTCAACTGTCCACTCACGAAGGGTGGCATCGTAATTGAGTGGTAAGATAGCAACCATAGCCACTTGACCCGATGGATTACCATCAGAACCAGGTATGGGCATGAACTGTACACCGATTTCTTGGAGTGGTTCCTTGATACGGAATGCACTTGCGAACTGTTTCGCATTTTCCAGTGTCGGGTTACCTTTCTTCGAAGTGGATTCAACTACTGCTTTCAGTGCTAGTTGATTCATATCTACTACGGGCTTAGCAACAGCCGTGCTTTCTGAAGGGTTCTCTTTTTTCATGGTTTTACCTCCCATGTTCTGAGACCGCGATTATAGTTTGACGAGCCGACTGACTCATCTTCACCGCCTCCGTTGTCGCAGGTTGCCGCTCGTAGCCCGCAAATGAATGTGGGTCTGCCGTTGCCGTCCCGACATCGGTTTGTGTTCCGATACGTCTTGCGGGAGAGCGGTGACCTGCGACAAAGGGGGAGATGAGTTAGTCGGGTCGTCATACTCTAACTGCGGTGTCTGATCATGGGGGTAAAATTGTAAAAGTGTCGCAGGCAACAGGAAAACATCGCGTCGTGCCACGGTAAACATGGCAGACCCATCTGTGTACAGAACGTCACCCCCCGTCGCCCCCTGTGTTTTTCTGTTGATTGTAGACGAAAGGGCAGTCCTCTCTAGGAATTTTTAGCTCAAAAACGCGGGTGATCCAGTTGCGATCCGGGTATGTACCGCATGGCGTGGTTCAATAATCCCCACTCTAGGTACCTAGAAGCTCGATTTTGGCTCTTGATCCAGGTGATCCGGGTATTTTCTAACTATTGCGCGTATAGTAATATATATAAAGAGTACAGAAATACCCGGTACATGTGGCACACCCGGATCAAACCCCGATTCCAGTCTAAAAACGAGGATTGACCCGGATCGGTCATCCGGTTCACTACTGGTTCACTTCAATTCTTCAGGAATCGGGATATCAATTATCTCTTTAGTCTCAATACAGTACAAAACATACCCTCCCTCTTTTCTCCATACATCCCAAATAAGACCATCCTCATCTACCATTTCATCCCCGTCCCTATACTTGGTCCTTAATAGAGCCCACAGCATCTTGGGATCGGCCTCCCTCGGACTTTTGTTGTCTTTACTCATAGTAAGTGCAACCCATATCCTAATTGTGCCCTCTTCGTCTTCACTGTATGCGGGGCAACCAACAACCTCAAAGATCTTTTCATATTCCATTATCAGTCCTTTCTGTGTTTAACACAAGTCCTCGAAACTTTTACGGAGGCTCAAACCTTTTAAGCCCCTCTTTCCCCCGTGTGGTCGATGTCTATTCACTTCCCAACTACTTTGCGTTTCTATTTTTATCGACAATTGATTCCTTGCGACGTGAAGATTCTTTATCGAGTTCGTTTTCAACCAATTATTCCATTGTAGCCACAATAGGTCTGTAGCCACGAACCCACTCTCTCTCCTTATGAACCTCTCCTCCAAGAAGTAATCAAACGGATTGTTCTGCAGGTGGTACATCTGTATCGTATCACTTGCTCTACTAGGCAACGGGAACTTGTTTTCTTCGGCTTCCAAGTCAATAGCACCCTGTACTGCCCACGCAGCGATCCCCTCTAACTCCCCCAACAACTTGTCAATCAGATACGGGTCCTCATGACCTTCGAAACTCACATCAAAAGGAAGCACCAGCATCTTACTACTAAGACCTCTACCCTTATTAGGTAACGAGGGTATCTCATTAGCCTGCACTATAGGTGCTGCATTGATTATCATGTTTCTCATCTGTCTCTTGTATTTGACATTCACGGTGACGGGGTCTTGTCCAATTATGTTTTTCAGTACTCTTGTGGCTTTTTCTCCTTCTCTTCCATCCAGCTCACTAACCTCACTGATACAAAGAACCCTAGAATGCTCTAATCCATCCAACCCAAAGTCATTAGACAAATCGTCTAAACTACTATTCATAAACGCATCGCGCCCCAACAGGGACTGTAACACTTTACCAATAGTACCCTTACCACTCCTGACCTTCCCATAC